GGACCGTATCACAAGCGACTCATGGACAAGCTCAAAGCCAAACTGGAGCCTGACAAGTCGATGAGTCCCGATCTTGAGGCGGCGAAGGCAAGCGTTTTCCAGAGTGCGGAGCTTGCGGCGGAGGTGCCCGAAACGATCAATGGTAAGCAGGTGGTCAAGAAGGCTCAAGATAAGCTGGTGGCGAAAGAGGGAATTGTCTCTGGCTTCTCTGCGACGACGCGTTGGTTGACGGCTCCATTTGGTGGACTGCTACTGCCTGCTGCCAAGTATGGCCCCAGCGGGGAAACGGAAACCGTCACTGAAAACAACGGTCAACCCGTGCCGCTGACGCGCAAAGACGAGGTGCTGCTCAAGACGAATCTGGCCAAGGCGCGGGCCGTGACGGAGCAACTGGAGCGCGAATATGCGAACCCTGAGACACGCAAGAAATGGGACGCTGACCCTGTGCTGATGAACAACCGCAAGAGGGAGCTGATGAAAGCTCAAAAGCTGCCCGTGGTGCAAAGCGCGACGGTTGGGGCAAGTGCTGTGCTGGTTGATCCAGAGGGGGCGGGCTACAAGCAGATGAGCGCTGAACAACTCGCCAAAGGAACGAAATGAACGAACTGCCTGAACTCGCCACGCTGCCGGTGCTAAATGAGACAGAGGCCGCGATTCTGCGGCGTGACCTGGGCACGCTGCCCCCTGATTTGCAGGAGCGTGCGCGGCATCGTCTAAGGCGCTACGACAATGAGCAGCAGTCGCAGATTTTCGCCGCCTTCGATGATCCGTCAACGGTGCCCGACACGGGGGGCTGGGCTGCGGAGGCAGAGCGCGAGCGCCCTGGTGAAGGCTTGAAGATGCGGAAAAAAGATGCCGTGGCGAATTTCTACGCGCGTGAATATGGCACCACACAGCATCAGGTGTTGCAGCGGTTCGATGATTACAATTACGACTACGGCGCGAAGAACTTCAATGAGGCCGTGCCGCTAGAGCCTGAGCGGATGTTTGAACGCATCAAGCCGGTGGTGCAGGCGAAGAAGGACGAAGAGGATGCTTTGAAGTCCATGCCGGATACGGCGCTGGAGTGGTTCGGCACAGGCGGGAGCGCAAGCGCTGGGTTCGCCAAGTGGCAGGCATCGCAGCCTCATGCAGTGGCGAAGTCGGAGAAAGCGCTCAAGCTCTGGAACGCCGTGGCTGAGCACGAGAAGGCGAGGGCGGAAGCACTGAGGCCGCATCAATGGCTTGTGAAAAAGGCGCTGACTGGCCTTCGTGATGAGGCTGGCGTGGAAGATGGTCAGGTTTGGTTCAATGAAGTGAAGCGTGATTTGCTGGACCTCTACAAGACGGACCGGAAGGCGTATGAAGCAGTGCGTGATGAAATCGCCTTCCGTGGCACCAGGGGGCAAGACAAAGAAAAAGGCATCACTCAAGGGGTGCTGGAAAACCTCTGGCGGGGCCGCCTCAATCTTGAGTTGCCCTTTGTCTCGGCTCGTATTCTGGAGACAGTAGGCGAGGAAGATAACGCTAAGCATGTCAGGGCGTCGGCGGCTGTGGATGCTGACATTGAAGACCTGATCACGGGCGCGATTGATCCGGTGAAGTCGCGTCGTGCGGGTATGGCAAAGGCGCTGGAAGATGGGCTTTACACCCTGGCTGGCTCCGCGCCCATCATGGTGGCCGCTGGGGTTGCCGGACCTGCTGGAACGGCTGCTAAGCTGACCACGGCAGTGGTGCGCACGGCTCCACACTTCGCCAATGATGCGTATCAGCAGTTTCGCGCGGCAGGCTTGGAGAATGCGGACGGCCTAGCGCTGGTGTCGGGGGTAGCGCAGGCGGCGATTGAGTCGGCATCAGAGCTGGCGGTGAAGATTCCTGGCGTTGCTGGCGTGCTGAGCAAGTGGGGGATGAAGGGCGGTGGGGTGACTCAATTCTTGTTGCGGTCGGTGCTGCGCTCTGGCGTGGAGACGGGCGAGGAAACAGCACAGCAAGCCATGACTCCCATGCTGCATGAGATTGCGGCGGCGACTCTGGACAGCGTGCCAGATGTGCCCGCTAAGTTTACCCTGCGAGAGCAGATGAGCGAGTTCTTCAAGTCTGACAACCTTGCCCCCTTGCTGGTCTCGGTGGTGCCCCTGGGGATGCTGGGGGCCGGTCTTTCCACTCGGCAGGACATGGCTTTTGTTGATAGTATTCTGAAGAATGAAACGGCTGTGCGGGCCGTGTTTGAGAAAGAAAAAGCTGCTGTAATTCTGGCGGAGTCGGACCCCCGGAAGAAGGCAGAGCTTGCTAAGCAAAATTGGCCGCATGACGCGACGCCGGAAGAGCTAGCGCAGCGTGCCCAAGCCGCTGTCGATGAGCAGAACGCAACAACCAAGCTGGTGCTCAACGTCATGCGTGGGCAGGCTGTAGAGGCTGCGCAGGCAGGTATCAAGATCACGCACGCCAAAGGCGAATGGACCGTCACTCATGATGACGGCACCACGATCAAGGTGGACAGTGCAGAGGCGGCGGAGCGCATCAGGGGTGACTTGTTGCTGGCTGCTACTGAGCAGGAGGCGGAAGCGCTGGTTGCGCAGGTGGAGACGTGGGCGAGTGAGCGGCCCGACATTCGGCGTGAGGCGACGTTGACCGGTGACATGGTGGAGCGCAAAGACGGCAAGCTGCAAGCGACGGATGCGAGGGGCACGGTGCGCGAGGTGTCGAACGCATCGATGCTGGCCAGCGTGCGCGCTCAGACGGTGGGCATGGAGCAACGCGAGGTGGACGTGGTTATCAACGGCTCAAACGCTGCGTTCGCTGAATCCGTGGGCGAGGCTGCGGTGGGGCTGGTGCAGACGATCACGGTGAACCGTGGACGCAACCAAGCGGCGGGCATCACGTTCTTGCATGAAAAGCTGGAGGCCAATTTGAAGGCGGCGGGATTGTCGAAGCTGGTGAGTGCGAAGGAGGTGCAAACGGCGCTGTCAGTGGTGGCCAATGCGCTGCCCATTGAGCCGGTGCGCGCTCGCTTGGAGGCGCTGCGCAAGCGGGGCGCTCATGCGGATCACATCGCCGAAGCCGAGGGCGAGCTGGCGTTGCGTGAACGGCTGCACAAGGTAGCGGCGGGCAAGGGCAGCGAGGCAGAAATGCGCGAGGTCGCTGTTGAGCTGGCGGTTGCTGAGGTGCTGGGGCGAGGCAAGCGCGACGGTCGCACAGGGCTTGCGCCTGGTGCGCTCAACAAGATGCTGGGCGAGGCGGCAATGCAGGCCACTCCGGCGGCAGAGGTGCAGGCGCTAGGCAAGTTCCGCGCCTTCCTGCGCAGTGTGCGGGCTTGGCTGCGCGGTGTGCTCGGCACGGTGGCGGGGCTGGAAAAAGCGCGGCGTGACGGCAAGTTGAAGGATGGCGATGATTTCGGCGCGCTGGTGGATACCATGCTGGGCTTGGAAGGATCGAAGTTCAGCAAGGCCGTGGAGGTGGAGGCCGGGGCGATGCTGGGGGAGACTCACAGCTTGACACCATCTAGGAGAGAGGGGAGTTTGAAGGGTGAAGACGCCACAACCACAAACGAAGACGCTTCGCCAAGCGATGAGCAACGCAGCTTCCTTGTTACTGATGCCGGACGAGGAGATAGATTCCATCATTCAATCTCGGAAGCGGCCAAGTCTCACAAGTTCGGCTTCGCCGTCCAAATCAAAGAGCGGGATTTCTACAATGACCCTGCCAACAAGCTCTATCTAGGGCTGAATGATCAGGCTGGAGCAGTGGTTACGGCTGAGGCAGATTTGGTTTCAGTCTTCAAGCATCCTGCGGCAAAAGGCAGTATTGCACCACTCCTTGAAGAAGCTTCGCGGGACGCCCTCACGTTAGACGGCTTCGATGTCGGCGGGAAGCTGCCCGACCTCTACGCTGTCTATGGATTCCGACCTGCTGCCCGTGTAGCTTTCAATAAGGAGTATGCGCCCGACGGCTGGGATTACACCATTGCCGGGGAGCCAGATGTGGTGCTGATGGTGCGCGACACAGAAGGCGTTTCCGGCCTGTCAGAGGTTCCTATTTATAGTGATGGCGGTTACGCTGCCATTCGTGATGAGATTCCGCTGGTTGGCTACGAAGAAGCCGTGAACCTACAGCAGGCAGCGGTTGCAAGGGTAAAGGCGGCAAGCCAAACACACTCCCTCTCCCCCGCCCGGCGCATGGAGCTGGTCGAGAACCGGCTGGCCGTGGTGCTTAACCAAGACAGCGAGCAGGCGCGGAAGTTCGCGGAGCGAGCCAATGAACGGCTTGGGCGGCTGAAGTCGCGCTATGCGGGCGTGCCCGCGCCGAAGTCCAAGGTGGAACTGGACAAGCAACAAGCGGGTATGGTGGAGGCGCGACGGTCGGAACTTGAGGATATTCTCACAGGCGAGGTGGAGGCGCGCATGGGCGGCGTTCACGCGCTGGTAACGAAGCTGCGCGAGCATCCGCTGGGCGATGCGCTGCTACGCTCTGACATGCGGCGCAAGCGGCTCTACCTTGGATCGCTCATGGCTCCTAGCAAGTGGCGTGCTGAGCAACTGGCGCGCTCTGGCACCATCACTGGCGACTACGACGGTGCGGACGGTCTGCCCGCCATGTTCTTCCGTGGTAATGGCAAGCCTGATGAGGTGGCGAAAGAGCTGCACGGGCAGGGCATCATCAAAGGGGATACCGCCGATGATCTCTGGACGGCGATGGGCGCGATGATGAACGAGCTGGCGACAAACAAGGAGCAGATGCAGAAGTATCGCGAGCAACTGCGCGAGGCGCGGCAAGCGGCGAAAGAGGAAGCTGAATACGAAGGGCGGGCGTGGCGTGCCGAGGAAGACGAGAAGCAAGTCTTCCTCGGCAATCCCCGTGATGCGGCCATGCGCGACGTGGCCGCTCTGGATGCCGTCACGATGGCCATGCCACCCGAAGCGCGGGCGAAGCTGCCCCGTGGGCTGAATGCCACGATCGCAGGGGCGAAGTCTGACAAGGCTTTCGCAGACGCCATGACGAAGGCGGTGCGCGCCGTAGATGCCGCGCTCAATGACTACTGGAAGGCGAAGAACATTGAGTCCATGAACAAGCTGGTCTTGCTCGGACAGGGCAAGACTGCACCGGGCAAGAAGCCGAAGGGCACGGCGACGCCGGAGGTGCATTCATATTTCGACTATGCCGCCAAGGTGGCAGTGATGACGCCAGAGGAGGCGGGCGCGGAGCGCCTGAAGGTGGACAAGCTCATCGCCGACAATGCGGGCAAAGCGGATGAATCACTGTGGATTGAGCGCGGACAAATCCTGGACACCTGGGGGGCGTTCGCGTCGCTGCACGTATCAGCACAAGCACAGGCACTTGAAGACGGATGGGAACTCTACCGGATCGGTCGCAATGCGTGGCGAGCGAGCGAGGACGGACGACTAGCGGAGCAGCGAGCAGAGGCGGCTGAATTCATCGCCCAAATTGGGCAAGGCACGTATGAGCGGATTGCGCGCGCGGCGGGCGATGCCACGGGCGAGGGCGGCAGGGTGCGCAGAGCGAAGGCGCTGAAGACCTGGGCGGGCAAGTTCGACGTGGAGACGCGCGACTTTGAGGGCGTACTGTCCGCGCTGCTTGGCCGTGACCATCCGATAACCCAGCGGTGGGCAAAACAGGTGCGCGAAGGGTTGGCGAAGAAGGACGACGCCATGAGAGCGCTGCGCAAGCGCTGGCAGTCCGCTCTCGATCTGGCGATGCCGGGGATGGGGCACAGCAGGCAAAGGAAGCGGCTGTGGGAAATGCGCACGGTGCGCAATCTGGAGGTGGATATTGTCGAGGAAGAAAGCCGCGCTGATTTGACCGCTGAAGAACGCGACGAGCTGCGCGAAGCAGGGGGCTTGGGCGCTGTCCAAAGCAAAGTGAAAATGACGGAGGATGAAGCTATCTTCATCACGATGACGGCACGGCAAAAGCAATATGTGGAGCCGTTGGCTATGGCAGGCTACACGCCTGCGGTGATTGCTTCGCTGGAGGCGCGAATCACGCCCGAAGGCAAGGCGCTACGTGAATTCATGGCGGCGGAGTATGACGCCGGACACGCCGGGCTAAACGATGTGATGCAACGAGTGCAAGGAATCAAGCTGCCAAAAATTCCAAACTACTCGCCGGGGCGGTTCTACAACTGGGGCAACGAAAAGCCGCTGGATGTGATGGGCACTGGCGTTGTGAATGCGGGCTTCGCTTCCGGCTTCTTGATTGATCGGCGGGCGCATTTTTCACAGGTCAAACTTGCCTCTGCTCTGGGTGTGTTCTGGACACATCAAAACGAGTCGTTGCACTGGCAAGCGCTGGCTGAACCCGTGCGGGCCATGCGTGGCGTGTTGCGCAATCCTGACGTGAAACGCGCTCTTGATGGTGCCTGGGGCGCTGAGGGGAATGCGCTGCTAGAGCAGTGGATGCAGGCGCTTGAGGGTAACGGCATCAAGAAGGCGGGCGGCGCATGGGACAAGCTCATCAACGCAGCGTCCGGCAACTTCGCGCTGGCGAAGCTGGGCTACAATGTGGGCACCATCGCCAAGCAATCTTTGGCTATCTTGAACACGGCCTTGGACGTGCCCTTTGGCATGTGGGTCATGGGTGCGGGCGAGGTGATGCAAAACCCCGGCAGGTTCCGTGAAGTGTTTGATTCTGATTTCATTCAGCGACGGATGGAGAATGGTTTCTCGCCAGAGGTGCGCACGGTGCTGGATCGGTTCTGGAGCGCAGAGCCGGGCGTTGCACAGGAGGTGATGGAAAAGGGCATGGAATTCCTGGGCTTCGCCGATGCTTTCTTTACCTCGGTGTCCGCTGCGGTTGCCTATGAGGCTCATGCGCGCATGGCCGAGAAGGCTGGCATGTCGCCCGACCAAGCCCATTTGATTGGTATGGAGAAGGCGGCGGAAGCCGTGAGCAAGACGGCGCAACCTCAGACGGTGGCGACACGCTCCATGTTTGAACTGAACCTTTCGCCGGTCGGTCGCTTGAGCTTCATGTTTATGACAGAAGCCCGGCAGAAGGCTAGCTTGTGGCTGGAAGCTCAAGGCAGATTTTGGACAGGCGAGGCATCGCCGCGAGACAAGCAGGTGTTGGCTGTGACTCACTTGTTACTCGCTCCCATGCTGCAAGCCATAACATCCGCCATCAAGGATTGGCGAGACGGGCCAGATGATGGCGACGATGACCCCGCATGGGAGGCGACTGATTTTCTGGTTGCCGCTCTACTCGGCCCCATCGACGGCATCCCCTTCGTGGGCAGTGCCATCAAAGACGGCATCGCGGGCCGGGCCTGGGGCGGCAAGGGTAGTGACGTGCTTGGCTCGCCCATCACGGGCGCTCTCACGGTGGGGGCTGATTTGTTCACTGACCTGTTCGATGAAAAAGACCAGACGCTTGGTGAGACGGTGGACAAGATTCTACGCCTTGCCTCACAAATCGGCGGGCCTGCTGGCGTGGGAGCGAACATTTACAAGCAGGGTCAAGATACGATTGAGTCATTCCAATGACCCCCGCCGAAACTGTCGCCGCGATGTATGAGCGCGAGGGCGTGAGCTTTCGTGCGGTGCTGGAGGCTCACTTGCTGCACGGCTACGTGTTCGCGGGTCCTGACTGGTTCGTGATGGGGCGAGCGGTCGGCGGTAACGACTCGTCCCTGTGGCTGGACTTCGGTCATTTGTTCCCCGTGGAACAATGCGACGCCTGGTGCATCACGGCGGCAGCGGGGGACTGGCGTGCTGCGCTGCGACTGTTCCCCTACCCGCTGCCGTGGGTGCTGTGGCAGAGATTCGGGCGTGACAATTCGTTTCGCCGGTATAGGGTCGCGTCGTTATGCAAGAGCTTCCAGAAATCCAATGCTGGCCAGAGGGTCCATGCGTGATGCGCGGGCAACGCCTCGGCTTCTCCAAGCCCAAGGTGCCAGAGCGTAACAAGGAGCTGGAGAAGAAACAGATGGCCCTGTTGGAAGCGCAGTTGAAACAGGCAAAGACGCCGTTTGAAATGCCTTCGATTGCCGTGCCCAAGCCTGCGCCGCCGCCCCCACCTGCGCCCACGTCGTCTAGCGCAGATGTGCAGGAGGCGGCTACGGATGCGCGACGCCAGAGCTACAACCGGCAGGGCATCCAATCCACGATCCTCGCAGGGGAGACAGGCGGCTATAAGTCGCAGGCACTCGGCGGCAACCCTTCAATCCTGGGCTGATGACCAAGGCGAATCCTGACAAGCTGCTGGAGCGGCTGCAAGCCATGCGCGCTATTCGTGCGCCGTGGGAGACACTGTGGCAAGAAATCGCTAACTACGTGATGCCCCGCCGTGCCCCTGGGCTGAATGGCGCGCTGTCGCCATCCACCGCGCAAGAGACGCGCTTGTTCGACACGACGGCGGTGCAGGCGAACATGACGCTGGCCAATGGCTGCATGGCCTGGATGAGTCCGCAGGAGTCGCCCTGGTTCGCCTTCGACGGTGGCAGTGATGATGTGACGATGCGGTGGCACTCGGACGCGACACAGCGGGCACAACTGGCCCTGACCCGTTCCAACTACTACACGTCGCAGCATGAGTTCTACTTGGATCGCTCCGCCTTCGGAACGGCTTGCCTGTATGTGGAGCCGGGCAAGAAAGGCGTCGTGAATGTGCAGTGCTGGCCGGTGGGTAGCTTTTGCATCGACGAGGACGAGGAGGGGAATGTGGACACGGTGTTTCGTGAGTTCGAGTTGACCGTGAGACAGGCGGTGATGAAGTTCGGCGATGCTGTCGCGTCGAAGGTAAAAGAGCGTCATGCAGCGGGCGGCGTGGCGCTGGGTGAGAAGATCAAGTTCCTCCATGCCATCCACCCCCGCTCGGATGACGAACGCGAGGCGGGCAAGATCGACGGCGTGAACATGCCGATTGCGTCGGTGTATCTGGACATCGACAACAAGCATGTATGCCGGGAAGGCGGCTACGAAGAGTTTCCCTGCATGGTGTCTCGCTACCTGGAATGGAGCAGCGGAGCCAGCGGCCTCTATGGCTGGTCGCCCGCATGGTCTGCGCTGCCGGAGGCGCGCCAGCTTAATTTCCTCCAGAAGATGCAAGACGCGCTGGCCGAAAAAATGGCGTTTCCGCCTGCGCTGGTGCCCGAAGAACTGGAGGGTGAAATCAACGCCTCTGCGGGTGGCATCACCTATTTTGACAAGGCGCTCGCGCAATCGCAGGCGATGCCGCGCGAGTGGATGACCGGCGGGCGCTACGACGCCGGGATTGAGCGCGTGAAGGAGCGGCAAGCGGCCATCAATCGCGCCTTCCATGTGGAGCTGTTCCAGATGTTCAGTCAGTTGGACAAGAACATGACGGCGCGTGAGGTGGCGGAGCGTGCGAATGAGAAGCTGATTCAGTTTTCGCCCACGTTCTCACGACTCACGGGAGAGCTGTTCAATCCGCTTCTGGCCCGCGTGTTTGGCATCATGTATCGGGGTGGGCATTTCGCCCAACTGCCAGACGGCTACGCCGAATATCAGGGCGCTCCGGATGTGCAATACTCATCCCGCATCGCCCTCTCTCTGCGGTCTATGCACGGCATCGCGCTACAGCGAACGCTGGAATTTGTCGGTGCGGTCGCTCCGCTGGTGCCTTCGGTGGTGAAGCATTTCGACTGGAGCGCAGCAGCTCGGAAGACGGCAGCGGATAACGGCCTGCCTGCCTCGCTTATTCGCCCGTTGGAAGATGTGCAGGCAGAGATTGCAGCCGAAGCCGAAGCAGCCGCGCAGCAGCAGCAGATGATGATGGCAATGGAAGCCGGAAGGACGATGGCGACGGCCAAGGGTGACTCCATGCTAGCACAGATTGACCCTCAACAACTCGCCGCATGACGCACAAATCTGAATTCACCAACGCCACAGCAGCCAAGGACGCACGCGCTGAGCTGGCGGCTGCCTACCATGAGACGTTCAGCTCGCCGCATGGCAAGACGGTCTTGGATGATCTGCGGCAGAAGTTCGGCCTGGACCGTCGCCGATTCGATCCGCGCTCGCACAATCCAAGCGCCATCGCTGCCGCCATCATTGAGGGCGAGTGCAATGTTCTGCGTGACATCGAGGCCGCGCTGAAATATGGTGACAAGTAACGACTCGACCCCTGACTTATGGCTGACGACACCACACAAACGGGCGCTGCTGACGGCGCGACAACCACGACCATCCTCGGCGATGGACAGCAACAAGCGCAGTTCACGCCGTCCTACGAGGGCGCGCTGAAGTCTGACGGCACCTTCGCGGAGGGCTGGCACGCCAAGGCGCTCGGCGCTGACTACAACGGGCCGCTGGCTCAGGTGAAGAGTGTTGCCGATGTCGACAAGATGCTGCGTGACAACATCGCGGCGGCACGGGCGAAGACGGATGGGATGGTGAAGATTCCCGGCGCGGACGCCAAGCCGGAAGAGTTGGCAGCCTACCGCAAGGCCATTGGAGCGCCGGAGAAGCCAGAGGATTACGGCGAGCTGCGGCCTGACAAAATCCCCGTGGAGGCATGGGACGCCGCCAGTGATGCGAAGCTGAAAGCGGTAGCACACAAACACGGCCTGCCACCGGCTGCGCTGAAAGACATCCTGGGCATCTATGCGGAGCAAATCGACACGCAGATGACCAAGGGCATGGCGGACATGACGGCCCATGTTGAAGGTCAGAAAGCCATCCTGAAACAGGAGTGGGGTGAGAAGTTTGAGGGCAACGTGCGCCAAACGATCCGCTTCGCGGCAACGCTGGGACTCAAGCCGGATCATCCCGTGTTCCAAAACGCTGACGTCGTGCGTGCGCTGCAACGGGGTGCGTCGCTGGTCAGTGAGGACAAGCTTATCAACGGATCTACCATTGGCCTCGCTGCCTCCCCTGGTGAGCAGGCAAAGGCTATCATGACGAACCCCGCCAATCCGCATTACAAGGCCTACCAGAGCGGGGACCCGAACGCCGTAGCGCTGGTGAACAACCTCTTGCAGCAATCCTAGCCCTATGGAGCCCTATGGCCGTCGCGAACACGAATACATCCGTCACGTATCAGGGCAACGGTTCCACCGTCACGCCCTACCCGATCCCTTTTGCTTACCTCACCTCACAGCACCTCGAAGTGCGCGTGAAGGTAACGGGCGGCGTGTGGGTGAAGATCGCGCCGGTGCAATGGGCTATCGTGAGCGGCGGGCTACGCATCACATCCGGCGCAGTGCCGACGACGAGCCAAGTGAAGATCACACGCAGCACTCCGAACCTACAACCGAATCAATATGTGGTCGGCGGAAAGTTCCCGGCGTCCGCTCATGAGACGGCGCTCGATAGGCTGACGATGTCCCTCCAGGAGCGAACGCCGCCCTACTTTAACCAAGGCAATCGGCCCGTGGTGGTGGGTGCGCGCAACAACAATGACGCGCTGGCTTCGCTGCTGGCGCAACTCTCCGGCATCGGACTGATTACCAACTCCACCTCTGCCGGGTCTAGCTCGCCAGTGGGTGAAGGTATGTCGCTGATGGAAGGACCGGCCAATAGCGGCAAAATCTTGGTGGTCAAAAACGGCCTGCAAGTCGGCTACCTGCAAATTTTCACATGAAATACCTCCTCGCTCTCTGCTTTGCTCCCGTATTCTGCCTCGCTCAGAGCACTGGGGATTACATGCTTTCCCAGAAGACCTCGACCGGAGTAGCTCAAGTCGTCGTCGTCCCTGCGCTGTCGAGCGTCTGGGGCATTGGTAGCAACGGCGCGTTCACCCAAGTGCCGCAGACTGACTTTGCTGCCGCGCTGCACTACCATTCTTGGGCCAGCGTGACGAGCAGGCCCGCTAGCCTGGTGAGTCTTGGGGCGCTCATTGATCCCGGCGCTGATAGGTTGACGTTTTGGGATGAGTCAGAGAATGCCTTTGCTCATTTGACGCTTGGCTCTGGCTTGTCGATCACTGACACCAGCCTGAATGTCGTGTGGGGTGGCATTACGGGGTCGCTGAGCAATCAGACGGATTTGCAATCGGCACTCAACGCGAAGCTTGCTACGGCCACGGCAGCAACCACTTATCAGCCCCTCACCGCGAATCTGACGAGTCTTGGAGCAAACGACACGGGGTATTATCTGGGACGAGCAAATCACACGGGCACGCAGGCATGGTCTACACTGACAGGCACGCCAACAACGACTGCGGGCTACGGCATCGCCAACCTCACGACAACGGGCACGGTGGGATACGCCACGGGTGCAGGCGGTGTGGCGACACAGTTCACAAATCGGACAACTGGCGTAAGCCTGAATAAGACATGCGGCTCTATCACTACGCACACGGCTAGCCTAGCCGTGGGTGCTGAGGCGGCTTTCACGGTGACGAATAGCACGGTGGCTGTCGATGATACCGTGGTGCTGAGCATCCGCAGCGGAGCCACGGCAACACCGCAGGCCTGGGTCTCTGCCGTGGCCGCAGGCAGTTTTCAAATCACAATCTCTAACCTGCACGCCACGGCGGCGGAAACGGGGGCCATCATCATCAACTTTGCTGTCGTCAAGGCAGTGGCGAACTGAGCTGATGGCCATGCCGTATTACAACGAGGCGGACACTTTGCCACCCGGCCCGAAGCTGGCAGTGGTGGTGACTTGCCATGCTGCCTATCTACCTCTCCTGGGAAAGGCTCTAGCCAGCATTGACGCCCAGCATGGACAAGCCCATAAAATCCTGTGCCTCGATGGGTGCGACTACGATCATGCACCGTGCGGCTGGGTCGTGCTGCGCGGTGACTGGGGTTGCCCAAACCCCGCGCGAAATGAAGGTTGGCGCAACGCTGACGCACGCGGCTGTCAGTGGTGTGTGTTTTGGGATGCGGACAACGTCATGCCCGACGGTTACCTTGTGGCGGCCAAGGAGCGGGCCGGGGCAGTATCGCCATTTGTCGGCATCCTATCGCCAGATGTCATTCGTGGGCAGTCCGGTCAATCGCGCTTCCAGGTGCGGCAACCTGAGCGGCGGGACATGTGGGATGGTCGCGCTAAGTCGCTCTCTGACACGTCCAGCGTGTGGCGCATCGAGGCGCTGCACCAGAGCGGTGGGTTCATGTCTGGCAACACGATGCTGGACGACTACACACTTGCGCTGGCCGTGACTCGCCTCGGTTGGCAGGTGGAGCCGCTGCGCATGGCGGTCTGGCTGGAGGATGGTCACACTCGCAGCACACACGACGGGCGCGGCCTGGCTGATTTGTGGATCAACCGCACCTGCCACGTGGTGACTTTACTCGCCGGTCGGTCAGATGCCTTGCGCCCTTGGTCGGCAGCGGTCCATGCAATGGAGCTGCCACCACACACGCACATCACACTCGTCAATGACTCGCAGTGCAGACGGTTCACTCGCGATGTGCAGGCAGAAGCTACAAGCCTGCTCATGCTGCCACACGTGCGAAGCGTGCGAATCATTGAAGCGCCGGAAGGCGAGCGCCCCACGACATGGCGCGAGATTCATCGCCGCGTGGCCATGCTCTACAATCTCGCCTTGAGTGGTCAGACTCATGACATGGTGCTGCTGTGGGAAGATGACGTGATTCCCAAGTCTGACGCGCTGCTCAACTTGCATGTGGGCTTCACCCCATTCTCTCGCCAAGCCGCGGTTGGCGCGGTGTATCCTGCCCGGTGCAATCCCGCCGTAGCCGTAGCCTCCATGAATGCTGACCGCTGGGGTGCGATGCCGCTGCTCGGCGTCGTCGGCGACTGGATCAGTTGCGGCCTGAGCCGGAAGACGGTCGGGATGCTCGGCGGCGGGTTCACCTTGTGGGCTGGTCATTACCTCATGTCGGCGTTACCACTACTAACGACTCGAACCTTAGGCTGGGATGGCTCGCTTTCCAAGGCCGTCACAGAGCTCGGCGGCACCCTACAGCTCGATCTGCGCACCCATGCCCAACACCTGACCGCATCATGAAAACACCATCCACACCTGCCGCCAATGGCGGCACCACTCGCCTCCCCACGCCTGCCCACTACGACAAGCCTGTGCAGCCGTGGGACCTCATTGAGGGCATGGAGAGTAGCGGCAAAGTGCTAGTCGATCATCTGCGCGCTGCCTCCATCGAGTGGACGTTCCGAAACAAAGCGGACCTGAAAGAGGATCTTCAAAAGTCTGTCTCCGCCCTGCTCAAAGCTATCTCCCTGCTGCCATGATCAAGCTCGCCATCCTTGCCATCGCAGCCTTCGCGTTCGTCGTGGTCGCGTGGGCGGTCGTGGTGACGTTTGCACCGTTCCATCGCTCAAGTCTTCCTGCTGTTTACCCATGACTCTCGAAAACGCCCTGCTTTCCGCCCTCTCCGCTGTCACTGCCGCTCTGTGTTGGGCAGTTCAGCTTTTATACCTGCGCCTGCAAAAAGCCGAGTCAACCGTCGAGGCTCTACGCAT